TGCTTTATTTGTGGTAATAGCAACAGCAGTAGCATTAATTCCGCCAGTTGGTGCGGTAGAAATTGAAACAATTGGAGTTCCAGTATATCCGCTTCCATCATTGTTTATGAATATTTCACTAATGAATTTATCACCCAAATTGGCAGTAGCAGTCGCTGTTCTACCTAACCCAATTAGGTTGAGTGTTGTAATAAATCCAGTATCCTGAATTGTGGTATCGATTTCATCAATAGAAGTATCAAGAACTTCATCCTCATATTCAAACAATTCACACTTTAATTCATAGACATAACTTTTACCTAATTGATAAAAAGGTTGTTCGTGTTCTACAAACTTAACTTCAAATAATCTTTGACCTAAAGGAAAATAGACCAAATCTCCTTCACGAGGTCTGGTTGCTAATTCAATTTCATCATCGGGCATTGCTGCCAAAAATGCAGCAATAAAGTCTTCAAATCTTTCTTTTGATATTGTAATTGTTAATTCATCTCTCAAACTCATTCCAAATTTTGTGAGGATATCACCAGCACCAGAATATCCTTCATAAGTATTAACATATGCTTCAATTAAAAAGTTATCATCAAATCTGGATGATTGTATTTCTTCAATAATGGTCTGCTTTCGTACAAATTTTCTTGGAATATAAGTTACTTCTACTCCATAAATCGTTAGTTGTTCGTTGATAAGATCTTGTACAAGTCTCTGCTCACTGGGAGATCCTTGAAGGAAAAAGGGATTAAGTGCCATTATCCAATAAAATCGTAAGGTGGAAGCTCATATTCAAGAGCCATTACTTGTTTAATACTTTCTAGTTCTCTTTCTGCATCTTCATAAATTTCTCTACCATTAAGTTCAATTCCTCCAGGAAGTTTTACTCCCCTAAACTTAATAAGGTTTTGACCCCATTGTCTCTTAATGAGGGACGTTAAATATTTTTTTAGAAAACTGTCATTATATACATTTGTGTAGGTATTTGGATCTAAAATTCTGTAGCAGTCTAGAACCAAGAAAGTATCTACAGTTTGTGCTCCCCAATCAATATCCAAATACAATCTGTCTTGTCTTTTGTTATATCTAACTTGTTTATCTGTGGTTAATAAAAAGTCAATATCTTCCAGATAAGTTTTTGTCATAGCATACTGTAACAGTTCAACAGAATTGAAATAATAAAGATCATTTAAAAACAACTGATACTTGATACTAAACATTCCACCAGAAATTGAACTGGTATCAAATTTAAAAACCTTTTCAATTCCAATCACAGAGTCTGGAACTTGAATAAAATTAGAGGTCTCATAAAAATTTGAAGTAACCGTTCCATATCCACTGATGTTTGTGGATGTTGATGTTGTAGTTACAATTCCAACACCGTTTGTACCTTTTGCTTTACCTCTATCCAAATCTGCTTGAGATAATTTGTACTTTAGATACATTCTCTCAACACCATCAAAATGACGCTCCTGGAAGTACTGTAGGGCGTCATCTACTAAATCGTCTATTTGGTCATCATCAACGTTAATCTCCAATACAGGGGCACCCAGCCTTCTTAAACAGTAATCAATTAGTTGTTGTCTACTTGCTGGTTTTGCCATTTTATTATTCCTCTGATTGATTGGAAATTAATAGTTCATTATATTTTTCTTCTAACGTAGAATAATCTTGAGTCAATGTTTGAAGTTTTGCTTCCAACAAAATATTTTGATTTGACAGTGACGCTAGTTTTTGATTATAAAGTTTAATCAATACATTCACATCAACTTCACTATTTTGATTTGACATAAATTAGAATGTTCCTCCATCTAAGGTTGAAGTCCAGGTTGGTTTATTTGTATATATGGTTATTGCGCTAGTTGGAATTATTGACATACTTACACTATTTTTTAATAGGTTATAAGTATTTGTAAAAGTTCCTTCAACTCCAACTAATGTGATCGTTGATGAGTTTGCCGTAGTTTTAACAACACCATATGCTCCACTTGTCTCTTGTAAAATTAAGTCACCTTGCGTAACGGATACAGAACTTCCGAAAGTTAAATTGATTTCAGTAATCGCAGTTAAAATTTGCTTTGATGTTAAAGTTGGGGATGCTGGATTATTTGTAGAAGTTTGTAATCCATCAACATCAAAATATACAATACCATGAGTATTAAAATCACCAGTTTGGTAGTAAATACCTTTAATATCAAGGTAACCTCTTGTTCCTGTGACTACACCATTTGAAACAATGGCAGCATCTGGAATATAAGTCCAAGATCTTGAAGTTGCCGCACTACCAACATTAGTTCCGTCAATATAACCAAAGAATCCAGTTTTGTTATTTGCCGTTCCTACACCAGTGTTATAATCAAACGCAATACCTCTGTCGGTATTGGTATCAAAAGCGTGAGTAATCGTTAGTTGTGTAGTTGTAGTGATTCCTGCTGTAGTGGAACCCTGGATAGTGATGATTTTTGTTGTGGTGTTATATCCAGTAATAGTGGTTAGTCCACTATTTGGTAATGAAGCACTACCCTGAATAGTATCACCAGTATTAATACCAATTACGGAATCGAGTGTAATTGTTGAGACACCGGTGGCAACTGGTGCCATAACCGTTCTCTTACTGGTTACATCACCAAGAACGATGATTGGATCGTTGATTGATACAACAGTAGAATTTACAGAGGTAGTTGTACCATCAACCTGCAAATCACCTTTAATAACGACAGTTCCTTCATTACTTAATCCATCTGGATATGGATCAATATACAGAATCCCATTTGATCCTGGAACTGTGGAAATTATATTTTGATTAATTTTTACGTCACCAATGGTCACACTTCCAGTAAAGGTTGAGACCCCAGCAACAGTAGCATTTCCACCAACATTGAGGTTTTTCTCAATTCCAACGCCACCTTCAACTACAAGAGCACCATTATCTTTAGTAGTTGAATCTGTTACATCTCCAATATTAATGGAAACACCATTGGCAAATGCCCAGTCTGCCCCTTCGATTTCAAATCTATTATCAGTAGCTTCGTCGTATCGTAACTTTACATCTTTATCAGTACCAAAACTCAAATAAGTATCATCAACTATGTTGATTTCACCAGTTCCATTCGGATCTAATACAATGTCTCCATCAGTATTCTGTGAAGAAAATGTATTTCCATCTAATCTTAAATTATCAACATTCCACTGATCTACTTTTCTTGTGTTATCAAGAATAACAACAATTCCACCATCACTATTGCGAGTGTTTGTAACTCCAGCAACAGTTCCTGGAACGTGGTCCATCATGGACGTGTAATAACGTCCAGCAACAGATACTACATTAGTTCCATCGTCACCAACATAAATTCTGTCTCTATTTTGGTTAGTTCCTGTAGCACTACCAATACCAGTTACATATGCTAATTCACCCCACTGCAGACTTCCAGGTATACTAGTACCAGAGGATCTTTTAATCCTAATAATACTTGCCATTAAAAGCTACCTCCGTTGATGTCTAAATTCTGTGTTGTTCCTGGGGTTAAGTCTAATGTTGCATCCCATTTTTGGGTGGTGGAGTTATAAACAAGAACCATCCCATTTAATACTGCGGGAGGTAAGTTTACATCTGTCAAATCACCTAAAGAAATTTCTTTAGTTCCAGCTAAAGATGATACAACTTTAACTGCGTTTTGCTGACCAACTCTAACTCTAATGTCTGCCATTAGCGAGTTACTCCTTCTCTAACTAGAACGGATCCTTCAACAACTCTAGTTATTACTCCAGAATTATCTGTTATCAAAACATCATAAACATAACGACCTGGTTTAAGGGAGGCAGTTGTAGTAGTTCCCAGTCCAACTTTAATTGTTCCTGCGGAAGGATTTAAAATTGATGCAGTAAATGAAGTATATGCTGAACTACCAGCATGTTTTCTCATTTGAGCAGATACTATGTATCCACCCAAATTTAATGAGGAACTAGAATCACTATTTTCTAATGAAAATGTTTGAGTAAATGTAGTACCAGTGTTTACGACTAGATTACTTACATAAACGGCTGCCATTTATAAAAACTTCAGGATCTAAAATATATTTATACTTGACCAAATCCAAGATTACCAAGACTATGAATTACCTCTTGTTGCTTCATATAAAGCTTGATAGAGGTCTTAAGCATTAGTCTAAGTTGATTGATATCGTTACAATCATCAATTTCTCTAGATTGCATTTCATATTCAAATAATTTATTGATATCGTCAAGTTTTATTTCATTTGGATCCATTGATAATCTCCTTCAGTAAAGATTTAATTTCTTCAATATCTGTTTTAATTTGGTCAATTTCTTCCTTTTGCTTTTGCTTTTCAGATTTCATTTTAATATATTGAGAATATCCCAATGTATCATAATTAACAATAGCACCAGATTTTTCATCTCTATAGAGATTTTTATGACCTTCAACGGGAATCATGCTAAAGCAATTACTCTTAAATCTTTAAATCTTGGAGCATATGCTTCATTAGTTCCAGAACATACAATCTTAATAGCAAATCCAGTAAATTTGTCAAGATTATCAGCACTAAATTGATACTCTAGGAATTGATTATCCCTACTTGATGGAACAAAAGCATCTGATCTGCCGCTGTTTAGAGTAGCGTCAATGATCGTCTCTCCAAATCCATCACCATTCAAATCTCTCAAGTTATCATACCCTGGGAATAGTTCATAGGATTGTTGAACTTCACTAGAATCTGGTCTAAAGAGTCTATAGAGAACTCTAAAGTCAGCGGAAGAATGTCTATAAGCAGAAACAAGAACTTTAAGTGAAGTTGCTGGTTGTTTCAGATCAACTCTATTTGAAATGTAAATGGCGGAGTGAGGATCTCCAGATATCAGTTTAACCCTAGAATCAGTAGAATAATTTACAATTGGGGCATTAACTCTATTTCTTTGTAGAATTAGAACACCATTCTGACTATCAATTACGGGAGAAAGATTAGGATCTTGCGAATTAAATTGGATTGCCAGTGTTGTTGATCTATTCTTAGGAAGATCAGTTAATCTGTTTGTCTCATTAATTTCGGAACAAACAAGTCTTGTAGAAGAAACTCTGTTAACTTGATTTAATTCAACGGGTTCATAACCTTGATCAATAAATGAGATTTCGGATCCACCAGCACTTGTTCCAGAAACAGATCTTAATTCTGCTGAAACAGATGTTGTTTCTCCTGGAGTAATAACATTAAATTGTGGAACAATAGCGTTATATTGGAAGTTTTGTGAAGCAAATACCTCCATTCCTCCAAGTGATCTTTCATCTGTGAAACTCAGTTGAGTATCACCAGATGGTCTGTTTGATCTACTAATTTGTAAGTAATACTTATCAATGTTTTTAGATGCTTTTAGAGCAGAATCAGTTGGCATATCATGAGTTGTGTTGATCTTAGTGAGAGAAACTCCATTTAATTCATACTTATAGCAAAGATCATTAACATTATGAGTTCTGGTTAAGGAACCGTCTATACCTCTTGTGCCAATACCAAGTGTTCCAGAACCAATGCTGTTATAGTAAATAATTTCATTATTAATCTTGACATATCCAGTTGAAGTTGAAATACCTTCAAAAGTAGCAAATGTTGAAGTGCTGGCAACAGAGATAGTTGTTGCATCAACCGCAAGATTGGCAGTTAAAAGAACTGGAGCAGTATTTGGTTCAATATCGGCAAGAGTAACCTTGTTATTATCTGCCATCATACCATGATTATAATGCTCAACTTCAACAACTCTACCATCATATAGATTGCTGATGAGAGAAGAAGATCCTCTAATATCAGTATTCGCCACAGCAACAGCAGTTGATCCTTCAAAGTAAACTAAATCTTGACCATCAGTAAACTCTTCACCTTGAACATTTGTTAGGTACAATGTATCAATTCCATTAATGTTAGAAACAGTGATTGTAGCACTAGATCCCTTAACAACATTACTAGTTGTAATTCCCAGAACATCACCTATCGCATAACCATTTCCTGGAGTTGTAATGGAAACTGCAGAAACAATATTTGAAGATATTGTTACAACACCGACCGCTCCAGAACCATTTCCAGTTACTGAATAGAATGACACTCCAGCAAATGTTCCGTTTGAATATCCAACGCCAGTATTGGTAAGTGAAAGAGCAGAAACTCTACTTCCAATATTTTCAATATATCCGTAAGGACCTGATGAGTTAGTTTCGCTTACCTTTCTACCTGGAATCAAAATACTACCCATTGTTGTTGTAGTTGTAATTCCAACTTTTAACTTTCTAGGTAATGTTTTAATTGGATTTGGAAGTAGTCTTGGGGTTTGACTATTTCTAGTCCCTAGTTTAGGATTATAGAAATAAACTGTGCCAAGATTTTGGGTAAACTGTGCTTTATAGAGAGTAAATTTGAGATCTTCAAATTGGCTTGGAGTCCAAATAGTTCCATTCTGTGATTTAAATAGACTCCCTCCTAAGTATTGCTTAGTTACAACTACACTTTCAGCATCTGGTAAATTCTGAGTATTTACAGTTCTTTCACCCATTCTTGCGATCCAAGTTTCATAATTATTTGAAGATGGTGAAAGAATTACAATCGCATATTCCTCACCTGGTTGTAGATAGACAGGTGATGGGAATGTAACTCTTGTGGCAACAGATCCATCAGAAGACGTATTGACCTGAGATGGTTCAAGAGTGACTCTTGCGAAGTCTTGAACCAATTGATCTGTTGGTGTTCCAAGCTCTACAGTTCTAAGTTCAACTGTAACTTTTTCATTTTCATCTTTGCTAGCAAAGAATAGATCAACAGAAGTCAAGAATGCTCCAGTTTCATCAACAGTAAATGT